GGAAGAGGGAACCACGCTCGCCTTCGTGGTCTTATCCTTCTTCGTCTGGCCCGTGATGGTGCTGTTCTTTATCGCGGCGGTGGCGCTGGAACTATTCAGGAGGTTACGCGATGACTAAGGAAGAACGATGGCGCATGGAGGGCATGTCGTTCTGTATGCGGCTACTCGATGAAAACAATGGCGATGTCGAAGCATTAAGGAAGGAGCTGAAGCGGCGCGGGGCGCTGGGTATTCCTATCGGCGTGACCGAGCGGCAGACCAGGGAGTTTGTGGACGGCACAAAGAAGAACGTGCTGACCACGGTCACCCTGCTGACCATTGCGATACTCCACGACACCTTCGGGTTCGGCTCGGTGCGCGTGGCCCGGTTCATCGAGGCATTCAACGACGCGGCAGAGCTCCTGCAGGATGACTGCATCAACTGGCAAGAACTTCAACAGGGTATCGCGGCGCGGCTCGGTAACGTGCGCGGGATAACATGGATAGGCGGGATGCCAACGAACCTTCCGCCGGAAAGAGAGGGGAATGCATCATGACCTATGAACAGATACGGAACATCGAGGGCGTGGAGAACATTGCATACCATCTTGTCGAGGAATGTATGGAACTCGGTCAGGCGGCAAGCAAGTATGCGCGGGCGGTCGGCGGAACAAACCCAACGCCGGTCAGAAGCAGCGAGGCATTCACCGAGATGGTCGAAGAGCTTTGCGACATCCTTGTTATCTGCAACGTGCTCGGTGTTCTGCCTGATATGAAACTCATGGAGGGCAAAGAGCAGAGATGGAAAGACAGACTGAGAGAAACCAAGAAGGAGTGACCACGATGAGGGACTACCAGAGGAAGAGAGGAAAGTACACGCTACCACACGAAGTATATCTTCAAACCCTCTGGCAGATCCGGTACTATGACAGGCTCTGCGAAAAGTATGCGGAGACTGTGACGGAGAGTCCGGCGCCATCGGATGGGATGCCGCGTGCGAAGGGGATAACGTCAGACCCGACCTATCAGAAAGCTGTCAAGCTCGAGCACATCGGGCGCGTCATCCTTGCAATCGAGACGGCACGGGATATGGTGCCGGAAGAGTACCGCGCCGGTGTCTGGGCCAACGTAATGTACCGCAAACCATATCCCATCGACGCAGACCGCACGACATACGGCAGGTGGAAGAGCAAATTCGTCTACACCGTGGCGGAAAAGCTTAATTTTATTTAAGTTGCAACACCGGGGTAATTTTTCGGTGTTACCATGATAGCGTGGCAAGGTGGGAACAAAAGCGGGCTGATGCTCCCGTGCCTCCCCAGCTCCCGCCCTGCCGCTTTGCTTGTGGTTCATAGTCTTCCTCCTGTGAGACTGTCTACTTCATAATACCTCCTTTCTGCATGGGTGCCGTTTGGTGAGGGCTGGGCGGCACCCCGTAGAAAAACAGGGGGACGGGGTCTTGGTACGGGCGGGACTACATACCCTACCCCATGCCGCCCGGGAGTGGATACCCATCAGCTCCGGAGCAGGGGCCGGGCGTGAACCTGGAACAAAACAATACCAACAACAACGCGAGAGCATTTGGCTTCAACCTTGTGCATCTCGCTTTTATTATGCCCGGGGCTCCTTCGGATCGTGAGGGGCGGGGGCACCCGGGAACGGACACGGAGGTTAATCACCATGAGCAGGTCAGGACGCTGGCCTTATGTCCGGCGTTTAGCTTGGGACAGAGACCGCAAGGCGCGGGCAGTGTGCCACATCTGCGGACAGCCGATCAACTACTTCCTTCAGCCGTCATCATGTGCCGATGCTTGGGAACCTGATCACGTTATTCCAGTTGCAAAGGATCCTTCGCTCGAGCTCGACCTCGGAAACATCAAAGCTTCTCACAAAAGATGCAATCGAAGCCGCGGCGACGGAACAAATGGTGAGAATATCATCGGCATGCAGAGCAGAATATGGTGATTTTCGGCGTGGTGGGCGGTCGATGAAGTAAAGGGGGCCATTCAAAGTTCGTAGTGCGCCCCCGGCCAGACTCCGCCGGCCCGCAAGAGTCTTCACTCACTGAGCATTGAACATTTTTTTGGCGCACCTAGGGTAGCTCCCGAAAGCAGTTTGCCTTGGCTGTTGGTGCGCCGTGCACAAGGCGAAAGATACCGAAAGGCGGGTATAAATATGGCAAAAGGCAAGGTAAAAGGCGCGTGGATCAATAGTCCACAAGCCGAAGCTGTCGCGGAATACTACGTGCAAGGTCATTCCGTGACGGAAACTGCGAAACGCTTCGGCGTCCCGAAATACCAGGTTAACAACCTCGCGAAATTAAGGAGATTTACGAACGGGCGGAATTTTCGCACGGCAAGAGCTGAAGACATGAAAAGAGAGGCTGAACGGCAGCTTGCTGAGCATGTTGCCGGGATGGGTTTCAGGTATATCGGCGGATATTCCGACAAAAACGGCAAGGCAACAGTAGAGTGTTGTGAGTGTGGAGCAAGGTTCGACAGGACGGTTGATTTCATTAAGCGTCGCGGCGTATCTTGCCCGGAATGCCGGAAGGCGGAGGCCAGGAAGCGGCGGGCCGAAGCGCGGAAGCTTGAGGACGAGCGGCGTGAACGCGAAAAGCAGAGAGCCGAAGCGGAAAAGGCAGAAGCTCTTTTTCATTCGCTGAACGACAGAATCCACGTTTGTACTGTGTGCGGGTGTAACTTTAGTATTGCGGATTTCATGAAAAGCAAGAAGCGGAAGCTGATCCCAACTGCTCCCAAGTATTGTTCGGTAGAGTGCGAGAGGAAACACCACAACCAACTCATAAAGGCGGCGAAGAAACGCTCTGGAACCTTAGATCGCGGCAACCACAGACACAGGGCCAGAAAATACGGCGTCGCATATGAGCCTGGCATCACCCTCAAGAAAGTCTTCAAGAGGGATAACGGTATCTGTCAGATTTGTGGCAAGCCATGTGATTGGTCTGATCGTGGTTGGAATAAGTATTGTGGGCCAACATATCCAAGCATCGACCATATTATCGCGCTGGTGAATGGCGGCGGGCACGTCTGGGGGAATGTTCAGCTTGCCCACTTGATGTGCAATTCTGAAAAAGGAGCTGCTATAGAAGAGGAGGTGCTTCATGACGCAGGTTGAGAAGATCTGCGCCAATGTGAGCGCGGATATCAGACCGCAGGTGGCAACACTTGCAAATGCTGTTCTTGCCATGCAGGAGAAGATTGAACAGCAGATACCAGAATACAGAGAAATGCCATTGGCTCAGATGGTTACTGTCGGAACCGGCGAAAGTATGCTTCGGCAAAACCCGGCAACTCAGGAGTTCCGGGCGACCGTCCGCGATTATGCGGCGACACTGAACAATCTCTACAATCTCATTGACCAGCATAAGACTTCCGCAAAAACCACTTCGATCAATGAGATGAGGGAGAAGCTGAGGGCGGCAAAATGATCAAAGGGAAGGAAACACCCAGGATATTCACCCCGCCACTTCGAGAGCTCACGCCGGAAACGAGCCTTGGCTATATGTTCATAGATTTCTGTGAAAGCCTCGACCAGCCGCTGCTCCCGTGGCAAAAGTGGTTAAGCATCCATGCCCTGGAGATCATCGGCGACTTTCCCGGAAATTGGAATTTCAGATTTAGATATATCATCGTGCTTGTCTCAAGACAGAACGGAAAAACGTACTGGTTCAAGCTCCTTGGACTCTTTTTCAACTACGTGCTTGAGACGAAGCTTGTGATAGGGACAGCCCAGAACCTCGACAAAGCGAATGACACGTTCGAAGAAGCGGTCGAGCTTATCGAGTCGACGCCGATGCTCGACGATGAATTCGTCAAGGCACTAAGAGGGGCGGGAAAACGTGAGTACATTTTAAAGGGTGGCGAACGGTGGAAGGTCGTTGCGACAAACAGACGGGGCCGTGGTTGGTCATCGGATCTTATTCTCATGGATGAGATACGGGAACAGACCGATTGGGAGGGCTGGAGCGCAATCTCAAAAACTATGCTTGCACGACCTTCCGCATTTCTAGTAGCGGTATCGAATGCCGGTGACCAGACGTCTGTTGTGCTTCGGCATTTGAGATTGCAAGCGCACGCTCAGCTCGGAGATCCTGACGGCGTGGCGGGCAACAGGCTCGCTCTCGGATCTGAAGACATCGATGAGTCCCTCGGATTGTTTGAATGGTCTTCGGTGCCGGGTTGCGATGTCAACGACAGAGAAGCGTGGGCTCAAGCCAACCCATCATTGGGATATGGCTTCCTGAGTGAACGCGCTTTGGCGTCTGCCGTCCGCACGGATCCAGAGCGGATATTCCGCACGGAATGCTTGTGTCAGTGGGTTGAGCATCTTCTTCCTGAGCCCTTCCCCGATGGCGCTTGGGACGCGGGCGTTGATGAGCACTCCGGCATTGCCCCGGAGTCCGACCTGTACTTCGGTATCGACATGTCGGCAGACCGCAACTGGACGTCCATCGGCGTTTGCGGACTTCGCGAAGACGGCAACTGGCATATCGAGCTTGTTGCCCGCCGGAACGGTTCCGAATGGGCGCTCGACTGGTTCCGGGCCCGCGCCATGAAGCAGAAAATGCGCTTGGCGTTCCAGGGGCGCGGCGCACCCGTCTGTGGACTTGCCGAGCAGATATGCACCATAAACGGCGTGGAGCGAATGAGCATCGAGGGCTCCGACCTTCCGACTGGATGGGGCAAGTTTTGGGACGGCGTGGCGGCGGCGGTTCCTGCC